TTACGATTGATTTATAAAATTTAAAAATTTATTTACTGTATCTACTTTTTGATTTTTTGTTAGATGTGTGTAAATATCAAGAGTTGTCTTAATGTCTTTATGACCTAAGCGGTGTTGTACCTCTTTGACGGTTGCACCTGCCTCAAAGAGCAGACTGCAGTGTGTATGTCGCAGTCCGTGAACGGTTATTCGTTTTAAATCATTGTCTTTGACGAGCTTGTCAAGATATTTGATAGGTGTACTTAGGTGTATATAGTTTGAATTTTCATCAATAAACAATATGTCGCCGTCATTTGTGTTCATCAATTGAATTAGTAATTTCAATGTGTTATCGTCTATGTCAATTATTCTGTTTCCGTCTGATGTTTTTGTTGCATTAACTACCTTTGCATTGTTTTGATTGCGTGATAGTGTTTTTGTTATGGATATTTGCTTATTTTTTATATCTATATCAGATTTTAACAGTGCAAGTGCCTCGCCTCGTCGCATTCCTGTAAAGGCAAGCAGGTGGAAAAATACATAATACTTGAAAGGTAGCTGTTCTATTGCTAATTTTAAAAATATTGTGAGCTCGTCCTTGTTGTAAAAGTTTTCAATTTTTTCATCACTCTTAGCTTGCTTTTTGGGTAATATGATGTCTTTACAAGGATTAGATGGTATATTTTTATTTCTGACTTGCATATCAAAAATGCGACTTAGAATGGATTTGACTCTACTAAACAGATCAGTTTTTTTTGATATATCATTAATAAATTGCTGCATAAATGATGTTGTAAAAGTGTCTATCTTTTTTTTGCCAATCAAAGATTGTATATGATTTTTATAAATAGCTACAGTATTTTCAAGTGTAGAGCCTCTGACAGTAAGTTTATAAGAGCTTATCCACTCTTGATAGGCGTCATCAAGTGTTAGAACGGTAGTTTTTTTATTTAATCCTTTTTCTTTTAGTCGCAAAAATTCTATTTCAGCGTCTTTTTTTGTAGTAAAGCCTTGTCGATTTGTCCGGATTTCCTTTCCGTATTCGTCAAGACCAAGATAAGCATTGAATTTATAATAAGTCTTGCCGTTTTTCTTGTATGATGTTATTTTCATATGTATACCTCTAAGCAATAAAAAACTCTACCACAACAAGTAGTAGAGTCTTAGGCACAATAGACATATCTGTCATTGTTACCCCTGCTACTATTAGTGTAGCATTTAATTAATGAGATGTCAATTACAGTTAAAATTTAATTATATAAAAATCTATGTCTAAGTATGCTATGTAGTATATAGATACTAAGTATATAAGAATTCCAATTTATTTCTTGTTTCTAAATAATAAATATCCAATCACAAAGCAAAGTATTACAGCAAGCATTGAATATATGCCGTTTTGTATATGTGTCAAGCCGTAAAGACCTGCAATAAAAAATAGAATGCCGAATATTTTTTTAACTTTATTTTGTTTTGGTTTATTTTGAGCATTTGCAGTATTTTTCTTAGAATTTGGCTGTGGATTGTTTGGCAACGCTTTTTTTGAATTTAGATTTTCAGTAGTAACGTGTGATATGCCTGTGCCGGGTATGCTAACAGACTTTGTAACTCTACCCTTGGAATTTACAGATACTCTTGCCCCCTTTACTCCGACGCTTAAGCCAACACTATTTTTGCTAATGTTTAGCTTTACTCCGGGCAGTAATTTTTTACTTTTTCTAAAACGTAGTCCCATTTTTATCTGTCCTTTCTTTTTGATTTTACATAGTTTATATAGTTTAAAATCTCGTTTATCTCTTCATCAGTCAAATCTTTGGATTGAGTCATTATTTCACTGATGTCATTGTTTTGCGTCTTTACATTCTGTTTTGTAATAAAATAAGTCGATATTGAACCTGTAATCATACCTATAGTGCCTATACCTGTGAGCATTAATATACCTGCAATCATCCTGCCAATTGATGAAGTCGGGAATATATCTCCATAACCGACTGTGGTTGCCGTTACGAACGACCACCAAAGTGCGGTGTCAAATGTCTTGACGGTTTCAGGCTCAGCTACATATATTCCTATAGCACTCAACAAGATGACAACAAGTGTAAACCAAAGAGTGTGATTAAGTCCGTTGGTCTTTAATACTCCCTTGATCTTCTTGTTGAGCCTTGCCAAAACTCCAACAAAACGTAACAATTTGAATAGTTTTGTCATTTTGGTGAGCTTTGCAAGGCGGAGCAGTTTTGCAATTCTAAATACCTTGAAAAGTGAGTTGAAAGGTATAATTGCAATCAAGTCAGGTATATTGGTCTTGAAAAAATCTCTCTTGCTCTTAGCGAATATCAGACGTATTGCATAATCAAATATAAATATATACGTTATAGCAGTATCAAAAGTATTCAAGGCATCGTTGTTGCTGAGATTTATAGTTTCTGTTAAATCTAACAGTGTGATTATCACAGCTATGATTGCAAGTAGTGTGAATATTATTTCGTATGCTATCTTATATTTGTTGTCTTTGTCTATTAGTATCATCACCTTTACAAAAAAATGATATTACATATTATAATACATAGAAATGGGAAATTTAAGCGTCTTTTTCTTCTCTTGTATAAGTTGAGGCTGAGGATTTTGCCTTTGCCTTTTTTTCAATCTCCAATTCTTTTCTATATATATCGAGCTCCTTTTCTACATCAATATCATTATTATCGGATAACACAGAGGTTATAGATCTGATATAGTTTTTGATAATAGTTCTATGTGCATCAGGCAAGTCAATATATGTTTGCAATATTTTTCTGTCCATATCATCTAAGTTATATTGTTGTGCAAGGCTTTCAATGTATGATTCTTTTGTTTCATCAAACATTTCGCCCACACCATCTATGAGCCAATCCTCATTTACTGAAAATACAGAGCAAATGAGTTTTAATAGAGACAATTTTTGTTCAGGCTTTGCAAGTCTATTAAGCTCAATATTTCCAATAACATCACGAGTAACTCCTAATTTTTTTCCAAACTCTTCTTGAGAGAGTTTAAAAAACTTCCTTACAAATTTCACTCTTTCATGTGTTTCTATAATAAATCCTCTCCTTTCGTATTAATTGTTGAAATAAGTATATCACTAAAAAAACAGTTAGTCAACACAAAATTTTTAAAAAAATTTGAAAAATATGTTGACAAACTCAAAATGATGTAATATAATCTGTATATCAACACAAATGCAACTACAATATATGAGTTGAATAACTAATAAAAGGAGATGACAACATGAATAACAAAGAAAAGCTAAGTGAACAAAGAAAAATTGACGGTAGAGACATTGCGGCAGAGGCTAACAAGCTAAGCTTTGAAGACAAGGAAAGAGTATATTTTATGATGAAAGGAATGCAGTTATCAAAAGGAGCTGCAGAGATACAAAAAGAAATGCAAAGAGTATAGAGGGGGAGCAAAAATGCAAGTGATAAGATTTACATTAAAAATAGCTGTAGATAGCTTGGAAGAATTGAAAAGTGTATTTGAAAAAATAAGAGAGATTGAAAAAGAATATGGAGCTAAGTGTGTAGATGCAGAGATAGTAATAATATCAAAATGAGAGGGGAGCAGATATGGAAAAGGCAATAATCGAAGATGACATACAAGGGCTACCTATTAAATTAAAGACAGACAAATCTATACTAAGTGTGAACGAAGTCAAAAGTTATTTAGGTATTGGAAATGGCACCTTGGATGACTGGAGAACTAAGGGATTGAAATGTTATAGAATAAATAACAGGCTCTTTTATATGCTCGACGATATAAAGGAGTTTATGAGAGGCTTTGAAGTGTAAAGGGGGTGTAAGATGAGCAGGACACTAAGTCCTTATCAATTGGATGTGGCAATATCACATTTAAGTATAAGGAAGAATATACTATTAAAGGTATATGACGGTGTAAAGGAGATGGACGGACAGGAAGAAAGGAGCAATTTTTTGAAAAGAGAGATAGGTGATATTGAAGATGTCATCAATGTATTAAAAGGATAGAGCATGATAAGAATAACTAAGATTAAACAAAAAGACAAAAAAGGAAATGAGCTGTATGTTGGAGATAAAATCAAGATATACAGCCGACGAAACAAAGAAAAGTATGTAGTAAGGGAGATAGTACAGCAAGGTAACGCTGTAGGGATAATGAGCTTACAAGGGATGTTTTGTAGTATGTATTATTTCCCAAGCAGAATAATAGAAAAGGTGGTGAGGGGATGAAAGTAAAAGCAGTATATATAGCATTAACAAAAAGAGAACTTGAAATACTGACTATGGCTATAGAGTCATATCAAGACGAAATCGAAGATGATAAAAAACTTAAAGCAGAAGTAGATATTGTATGGGATAATCTGTATGAACTTGGCAAAGCATTTAAAAAGGAGAAATAAAGATGAAAAGAATTCTAAGAATAGAGTTGAATGGTGTAAATATGGATTTTGATTATGATAATATTAAGGCTTATTACTTTAAAGCATGTCAAGATGGGACAATGGCTTTTAATATAGATACTATAGATGATGGAGGATATTTATTTCGAAACAACAAAAGTTTAAAAATACAACTAATAGAAGAGGAGGAAGAATAAATGAAAATTGAACTATCAAAACAAGAGGCGGAAATGATAAAGCTGTTGCTGCAGATAGAATTGAGCAACGACGACATGAAGAGGGAGCATAAGGAAGATCTTATGTATTACCTCGGTGAGAGCAAGGGAAAGGAAGTGCATAAGAAAATATATGACACTATGAGAGCAAGCCTTAAGAGGCTGTCCGATGTGGCGGATATAGACGAGTCACATGGCTTTACGCTTGGGATAGCTCATATAGTAGATGACAAGGTATTTGAGCATATTGTAGAAGAGTAAAAAAAAGTCCCTTGTAGGAGCTAATATCCTACAGGGACTATGTCTAAAATATAGTGTATGGAAATTATAGCATAAAATAAATGCTAAGTCAAATATAAAGGAGAAACTATGAAGAAAATTTTAAGCGTTAGCATTGCCATGCTTATGTGTGTAAGTCTTGCAGGGTGTAGAAGAAACAGAGAAAATACTGATGATAGGAAATTTATCATAGTATCTGAGGAGATAGTATACGATAGTGAGCTTGTGGTAATAGCAGACAAGGAGACTTCTGTGTGCTATCTGATATACAAAAGCGGACATAAGGGCGGAATAACTCCGCTGATAGGCAAAGACGGCAAGCCGGTATTATATAACAATAGATAATTAATTGAAAAAAGGAAATTATCCCCCATTTCAAATGGGGGATTAGGCAACTTAAAAATAATGAAGAAGATGACTATGAATTCAAAAGAATACATTGATGATACAATACGTATTTTCAATGAAAATAATGAAACAACATCAGTACTTCAAGCTTTTAAAGAAACAGAAACAATCTTAGATGAGTATGCTGTGCTTAAAAAATTCCACAACAATTCGTATATTATATTTTATATATACAGAGATGTGTTCAGCACAATGACCAGTTGGGAACAAGGTTGGGATTTTGAAAATAAAATAGAATTGTATAGCAATACAAAACTATATAAAGATACAAATAAAAAAACAGAATTAATGCGAATAAATGTAAATTCATCTATTTGCATTAAGGTTGGATTAAGTGAAATATTAACCGTTTACAGAGATTGTGATGGAGCTTTTAAAGATTTCAGTTCAAAGATTAATGACGAAAAGATGATATCAGAGTTTTTGAGCGTTGCTACTAAAATGGTTGAGATGTATGCAGACGCTCAAGAGGAGTTTACTGAAATACTTGTGAAGTTGAAAGAAGAACACTATAGAGAAGTATTAAACGCTGTGTGGGAATAAAAAAACATATAAGGAGAGTATAAAAATGAGATCAGAAACAAAAAGAAAAATAATGAAGTTAATTGCTGCAAGAAAAGAATTTTGCAAAAAGACATCTGAATTTAGTCGTGTTGCAAACAAATCATTAGATTGCGTTGAAGAGCTTGTAAGTATTTTTAACAAAAATAATGATGTAACAAATATAGTTAGTAAAATTTATGAAGAAAATAAAACGTATGCAAAATATTTCATTTTAAAGAAATTTAAAAATAATCTTTATATAAAGGTTGATATATACCATAATAAATATGAAAATATGGAGTGTTATAACAGAATAGAACTTTTGCAATATACGAATGATACTACAAAAAAAATAATGAGGATTGAGTTCGTCGTTGATGATATTAAAATAAAAATTGACAAAGATGAGAAATTGATTTTAAAAATAGAAGATATTGATAAATTTAATGAAAATAACATTTCTGCATATATTGCAGATGAGAAATTGATATGTGATGTTGCAAGTATATCAAAAAAATTAATTGAAATATATCATGATGTGCATGCAGAAATGCTTGAAATTCTCTTTAAAATTCGTGAAAGTGAATGCAAAGAGATATTAAAAAGCGTCAGGGAATAAGCTTATATGATAGTAAAAAATGCTGATAATAAGACAGTATGCTGTATCGACGAGCAAAAGCGTACTGTAGAGATTGTAAAAAAAAATTGCAAGACTATAATAAGTTTTGCAGAAGATAAAATAAAAGTAGAAAATTTTAAAACAAAATAATAAGCGAGAGCCGCAAGACGGACATTGATTAGATATAGATATATATCTTTTTGGTGTCCGTCTTTTTTAATATAGATTATAAAATATCCGGAGCAGAAAATGAATGAGCTACAAAAAATAATATACCATATGAGACAGATTAATACACTGTCTCACGACTGTAAAATGCTGATATATGGAATGTTTTTTACACACAAGCCTAACACTCAGATAACCATATCCGAACCTAACGGATATGAGATACTATGCGAGTTGGCGGAAAAATTTAATAAGAATATATGTGTATCTGAGAGCAACGACAGCTACACATATACATTAGAAATTGACAGAGTAGAGATCGTAACGTCAAAAAAACGTGAAATAACTATGTATGAAGAACTACAAAAATTAAGACATGAAAATCAAAAGCTGAAAGAAGAACTAAGATTTGCAAGTCAGGTGAGCAGATGACAAAACAAGAGGCAATAGCTGCAATTAAGCAAGAAGATTATGTAATATTCAATGAAATAAGATACAAGATACAGGCTCTTATATACAGATACAATCATATAAAAAAGAAATGGAAAATATCTGCAGAGCTACTCGACAAGAACAATCACACTATAATAATAGCTGCAGTTGAAAAAATTGAGCTGTATCAACAAGAAGAGCAGGAAAGATAATACAAAATGAGCAAAATAAAAGAGGACTTGAGCAAAAGTCCCCTTTTATCATCCTCAATCAAATGAGAAATAAAAAATATATCAAGTATATTTATATTATACCAAATATTTATATAAAATGCAAGTGAAAATATGAAAAAATCAATTAAAAATTAGGACTTTTTCGGACTTGTATTAGGTATTATCTTTTCGACCATGCAGATAAAAGTAAAATAATAATTAAAATCAAAAGATAATATAAAAATCATAGTAATATATAAGTGTTTGGAGAAAAATATGTCAAGAAATTTTATAAGAGAAAAGAAAATTTTTTGTAGTGATACATATATGGAAGTAGATATATACCCATATACAGATATAGAAAGAAAAAAAGGAAAGAGGAGCAAAAAGAAAAAGGAGAGTGAACCTAAGCAAAAAAATCTCAATGATAAAAATGCAAAGAGATATCTTATACAAAAGATACATGCAAATTTTAAAGATAATGACCTGTATATTACGCTCACATACACAAACTCATCTCTTCCGGAGAATATCCAAGAGGGGGAGAAAAACATACAAAACTATATCAGGAGACTCAAAAGAGCAAGAAAAAAGGCAGGACTTGACGAGCTGAAATATATAGCTGTCACTGAGCATAGTGAAGATGAAGAGACAGGGAAGATAGTCCGCATACATCATCACCTCATCATAAACAGCGGGCTAAATCGTGATGAAGTAGAGGAGCTGTGGAGAAAAAAGAGAACTAAGGGGGAAAGTCAAGGAAAAAAGATAGGATTTGTAAATGCTAATCGTATACAAGAAGATGAAAATACAGGCCTTACTTCTCTTGCTAAATACCTAAGCAAAGATCCAAAAGGTAAAAAGAGATGGACCTGTTCAAAAAATCTTGTCAATCCTACAAGTAGAACAAATGACTATAAATATACAAGAAAAAAGATAATCAGTCTTGCTACTAATCATCTTGATATTGCATATTGGGAAAGGAAATATCCGGGTTGGACTATCAAAGACAAGATAGGCGGATATGAGGCGGTCTATAATGATTTTACAGGTTGGAGCATATATCTAAAATTAAGAAAAAAAGAGTAGATGAGCTGTCAATAATGCTTAGTTGACGTTTTTATACAAAATACCCATGTAGGTTTCAAAAACATTTTGAAACTAATCTATACTTTTTATGTGATTTAGTCAACTAACTATAAATATATCAAAAAATGAAAGGAGTAAAAGAGATGAAAATACAAAATATCAATGTAAATCTATCTGAATTTCAAGACGGAGAATTACAGAAAAATTTTGAAAAGGAGCTGAAAAAGGTAATTGAGAGCTTTTTGGAAGAAAACTCAGATTTGAGATTGGCAAGGAAAATCCAAATAAACCTGCAATTCAACATATATGAAGAAAAGGGAATGTTGGTACAGTCTGATATTAAGACAACTATACCTAAAAAGAGCATAAGACCTACATTGATTGCTGCTATAAAAAATGTGCCTGGCAACTATAGTTTTATAGAAACAAACAGCAAGAGACGTATCAGCGGTCAAGTGAGCTTTGAAGAGATAATGGAAGAAAACAACAAAGGCAATATAGTGCATATGTATGATGAGATTGCGGAAGATTAGGAAAACAGGTGAGCATAGATGAAAAATGACATAAGAACATATACCGCAATGAAAAGTAATGCACAAGGTCATATATTTGAACAATCTATTGAAAGAGCATGCGTTATATACAAAGATAGAAATATTGCCCATATTATAAAAGTGCCTGAGCCGTTTAGGGTGATGAAAAAGCTCCAAAATGGAATATTTCAAGGCAGATTTACCGCAAGGGCGGAGCCTGATTTTCAAGGTACTTTATCATCCGGACAGAGCATAGTATTTGAGGCAAAACATACAATGCAGGATAAAATTCTGCAAAGTGTATTGACAGATGTACAGATACAATCACTGCTAACACATGAAAGCCTTGGAGCAAAGGCAGGAGTGTGTATATCCATTCAGGATGAATTTTTCTTTATACCTATAAGGATATGGGCGAATATGAAAGAGCTGTATGGAAGAAAGTATATAAGAGCAGAAGATATTCAAGAATATAAAGTAAAGTTTAACGGAGCTGTTATGTTTTTGGACTATGCATAAAAGAAAAAGGAGAAAAACAAATGAGAAATACATTAGCAGATTTGAATAATATTTTATTTGAGCAAATGGAAAGGTTACAAGATGATGATCTAAAAGGTGAAAATCTTGAAACAGAGCTTAAAAAGACTAAATCAATAGTAGATGTAGCAAGCACAGTCATAGAAAACGCTACATTATCGTTAGAGGCTCAAAAGTTTTTGATTGATATGGGAATATCAACAAAAGTAAATATACCAATGTTAGGGATAAGTGATAAAAATGAAATATGAGCAAGAGCATATTGATTTTATAAAAGCTCATCAGGGAGCAAGTGCAAGAGAAATGGCGGAGCTATTTACTGAACATTTCAATATACCTGTATCAATAAATCAGATGAAAGGTGTAATGTATCGAAACAACATAAGTAGTGGCAAGACAGGCAGATTTGAAAAAGGAAATACACCGTACAACAAAGGAAAAAAGATGTCTAAAGAATTGTATGAAAAATGTAAGCCTACAATGTTTAAAAAAGGACATATTCCTAAAAATCATAGAGATATAGGCTCTGAACGAATAACAAAAGACGGATATATAGAAATAAAGATAGCAGATCCTGATGTATGGAAACTAAAACATAGACTAATCTATGAAGAGCACTATGGGAAAATACCTGCAGGATATTCTGTAATATTTGGAGACGGAGATAAACTAAACTGTGACATAAACAATCTTATATTAGTATCAAGAAGTGAGCTTTTACTAATGAATAGAAATAAGTTGATAAAAAATGACAGTGTATTAACGAAAGTAGGAGTAAATGTAGCTAAATTACTTGATACTATGAACAAGAAGAAAAGGGAGTGAAAAAAGTGGGTAGAGGACGAGCGAAAAAGGAAAAAGAAAGTGAATATACTTACGAAATGGCACAAAGGCTTTATTTTGAAGAGGGAAGAAGTATAAAAGAAATAGCAAAAATAATGAATGTAAAAGAAAGCAGCATTAGAACATACCTCAGTCAAGAAAGAAACGTAGGAATTAATAAATCTTACAAACAAATAGCAAAAGAAGAAAAGGAAAGGCGAGCAAGGACAGGTATACGTTGGGGAGCAGGATATATCAAAGTTGAGCCACGACCTGTTGAAAAGTTTGATTTATCTGAATATTATACTATTCCTTTCAATGACAGGAAAAGAGAAAGAGTAGTAAATGATGAATAAAGGAGTATGGCCATGAAAAATATATTAAGATATCCGGGAGCAAAATGGAGAATAGTACCATGGATATTGGAGCATATTCCAAGGCATCATAGCTATGTAGAGGCTTATTTTGGGAGTGGAGCTGTATTTTTCAATAAAGAAAAGTCGAATATAGAAACTATTAATGATATTGATAATGATGTTGTGAATTTATTTGAAGTGATAAGAGAAAATACTGATGAGCTTGTAAAACAGCTTGAAATGATACCTTATTCAAGGGCTGTATACGAACGAGCATTTAAAGAGCATACACAAGATAAAGTTCAAAGAGCTGTAAACCTGCTGATACGAGCGTGGCAGGGACACGGCTTTAAGACATGTACAAAAACAGGATGGAAAAATGATGTACAAGGTAGAGAAAAAGCCTACTGTGTACACAATTGGAATAGGTTACCTGCTTGGATATTGGAAGTAGTCGAAAGACTAAAAGAAGTGCAAATTGAAAATAGACCTGCAGTTGAAGTGGTAAAACGACATAACTTTGAAAAATGTTTCATATATTTAGATCCGCCTTATTTACTTGATACAAGAGCAGGCAAGCAATACAAATATGAGATGAGCAAGGAAGAACATATTGACTTACTTGAATGTATCATAGATATGAAATCTAAGATAATGATAAGCGGATATGACAATGATTTATATAACGAGTATTTAAAGGATTGGAATACTGATTATATAAATTGTCAAAAGGAATACGGAGGTTTGGCAAAAGAAAAAATATGGTTTAATTACGAATATCAAAGCCAACAAAGATTTAATTTTTAAATGTAAAAGTAAGAGGTGATTGTTATAGAAAATAAAAGTCACGATAAAATATATGTCTGCAATGGTGCAAGTAACCATAGTAAAACAGGAAATAGAGCTATATTAGATTATTATGCTACAGAGCCAAAAGCGACTAAATTACTTTTAGAAGTTGAAAGTTTTAAAAATATTTGGGAATGTGCTTGCGGAGAAATGCATATATCAGACATTTTAGAAGAACATGGATATACAGTTAAAAAAACTGATATAGTAGAGCGTTCACGGAAATTAGATGATGTAATAGATTTTCTTGAATATAATAAGCCTTGGAGCGGAGATATAATAACAAATCCGCCTTACAAGCAGGCAAGACAATTTATACAAAAAGCATTAGACATAATACCTATAGGAAATAAGGTTGCTATGTTTTTAAAGCTGACATTTCTTGAAAGCAAAGACAGAAAACAATTTTTCTTAGAAAATCCACCTAAAAGAATATATGTAAGTTCATCAAGATTATATTGTGCTAAAAATGGTGATTTTTCAAAACCATATAGCAGTGCTGTCGCCTATGCTTGGTATCTGTGGGAAAAGGGATACCAAGGTGATACTATAATAAAATGGATAAATTAAATGGAAAAGTAAGAGGTGAAGAGTAATGAAAACAAGTGAAATTTTAAAGTTTGTTGGAAAAAGAGTAAAATTAAAACTAAAAAATGATAAGAGAGAGTATGCAGGACCGCTTTTTGAAGATCCTTATACTCAAAACTGTATTAGACAACGCTACAAAATAATTAACGAAGATAATCATGTAACATACGCATTTAGACCAAGTCATGTAAAAAGTATAGAGGAGATAGCAAGATGAGAGATATTAAGTTTAGAGCGTTTTTAAAATCTAATCAATTAATGTATGATGTATTAACGCTTGATTTTATAGATAATAAGGTACTAATAAACAATGAAGAAAAGCAATTAAGGGGATATGTTAAATATCAAGATGTTGAACTAATGCAATATACAGGTCTCAAAGACGCAAATGGAGAAGATATATACGAGGGAGATATAGTAGAGGCTTGGAGCGAGGGGAAAAAAGCTATAGGAAAAGTTAAACAAAGAATAGATGGACTATGGCTTATGTATCCTGCGTGGCAAAGTGGCAAGAGTTGGGGGCTTATGCCAAATAAAGAAAGAAAAACAACAGTTAAAATTATAGGCAATATTTACGAAAATAAAGAACTAAAGGAGATTAATAAAATGATTGGCATTAATGAACTAAAGAATAAACAAGATGCAGCATATAGAAAAAGATTTGAAAGATGGTACAAAAAATCTCAAATCGGAAAAGAAATAGAAATATCAGCACTAAAAGGATATAGAAAACTACGTATAGAAATTAGAGAAGAACATGATGAAACTATAAAATTAATGAAAGAAGATGAAAAATTCATACAGCTTTTAAAAGAAAAATTACCTGAATTTAACATCAATAGATATAAATATCAATATAAAGGAATATTCAATATAACGGTATATTGCGATTATGTGACAATAACTTGGTAAAAGTGAAAGGATAAAAAATGAGAAATTTTGAAGAACTACAAAAACTAACATTAGATTGGGCGAAAGATAAGGATTTACTACATGCTGAAAACGCTGATAAGCAGTTTATGAAATTTATTGAAGAAGTATTTGAGTTTAAAACCGAATACGACATTTTTTGGCATGAAGTAGAAAGACAAGATAGTATAAGTAGAGAAATGATAAATTCTCTATTACTTGAAATGGGAGATATATTCGTGACACTAATTATATTATGTAGGCAAATAGGTATAGAGCCTACAAGATGTCTTGATATGGCTTATGAGAAAATAAAAGGTAGGACAGGTAAGACAGTCAACGGCATATTTATAAAACAAGAAGACTTGAAAGAATGAGGTGTTACATTGAATAAAAAAGAGCTGAAAAGACTTAGATATACTCAAGAATATATAAATACAAAAAAAGTTGAGATTGATCTACTTAAAAAAGATTTGACATATATACGAGGTTTAGACTACACAAAAGAGCATACACAAGGCGGTAATGTCAAAACACAAGAAGATTTGATATGTGAAATAGTCTCACAAGAACAAGAGCTTATGAGAAGATATAAAGAATTATACAACGATAAGCAAAGAGCACGAGAAAAAATAATGCTTGTTGATGACAAGAGATATCAGATTATACTATATCAATATTACTTATTGAACAAAAGCCTTGATGAAATAGCTGAGGCAATGCACTATACAACAAGGCATGTACAGAGATTGCACGGTTACGCATTAGAGGCAATTAAAAAAATATAAAGATGTCGTAAAATGTCGCAAATGAATGTGATATAATGATATTGTGAAAATGACACATAGTTACTCCTAATTATAAAATTTATGTAGCAAAAGAGTCTTGCAAATGCAAGGCTTTTTTGTTATAGTATATAAAGATAAAATATCAAAGGAAGAGGTTTAATAAGAAAAGCACCTATTTTGCAGGTGCTTTTCTTATTATCAAGTTATCATTATCAATAACTTTTTCAATATCATTAATAGTTTTATCATCATTGATAAAACCAAGCTGCAAAGCTTCCTTTAATGATATGTTGATGGTAAAGCTGGAAATATATCCATTCCCAGCTTTTTTTGGAACAAGTTTAATCGGTTTAACATCCATAAACTATTTGACCTTTCTTACTTTAATAAAAGCTACTAAGCTTAATATTAAAGCTGATATTGATATGACAAGTGTTAATAGTTGCATAATATCAACATTAGAGATATAATATACTTAGCCCTCCGGAGAGGGCGGGGATTTTATTCCCCGTTTGGTTTAGTGGCTGACTTGTACAACAGATAAGCGGTGTAGGCGTTTATCAGTGCTGTTATCAAGTTAGCCGCTGTTATTATTACCTCTAACATTTGTTCACCTCCTTTCTATAAGAATATTATATCATTACGCACCGTAAAAGTCAATAGTTTTTTTAAAATTTTTTTAGCATTTTCATTTACTTGAAAGTGCTTTTTTTGTGTGAAAATTATGGAATACAGAATAATTAAAAAAACGTATGGATATGTAGTTGTCAATGTTACATTAAACACACATGCACATATACCAACATACAAAGGTTGCAGGATATTATTACATTTAATAAAAAAGAATATTGAGATAAAAGATAAGTATTTAAGACGAGCCAAAGAGCGTCTACTGAAAGGAAAATAATAATGGCAAAAGATTTTTCAAAACAATTCTATCACAGCAAGTCGTGGATAAAGTGTAGAGCTGCATTCATAGCTGAAAGGATAAATACAGATGGCGGAATGTGTGAGCATTGCAAAGAAAGATTAGGTTACATAGTAGACCACAAGGAAGAGCTGACACCAAGCAACATTGACGATCCTGATATAAGTCTTAATCAAAATAATTTTCAATATTTGTGTTTGGATTGTCACAATAAAAAGACTTTGAAGAAAAATTTTGCGGGAGACTTCGACGAAGACGGACAGCCACTCCCCCCTGTTCAGTAGCTCGTGAAAAAGCCGTCGGGACCGAAGGGGGGACTTTCGTTTAATAAAAATGCAATTTTCACATGACCCCCCCTCAAAAATGAAAGGTGGTGATTTGAGTGCGAGCAAGTGAAAAGTCTAAAAAAGAAAGCAAGAAAAAGACAAAGATAGTAAAAGATAAAGTTTTAAAACAAGATGTAGTTGAAGATAAGAAGATAAAGAAGAATGTAGCAAAAGATAGACAGACAAAAAATGAGATTGCAAGGCTTACAAAAATCTTTAAAGATATTGATAAAAACAAAAAATTGAGTGCAAAAGGACTAATTGAAGAGGCTGCATATATGAAATCCACACTCAAAGAGCTGAAATCTTTCATTGACGAAAATGGAGCAATAGATGAAATGCAACAAGGGAGCTACACTATACTAAGAGAAAATCCTGCTTTGAAATCTTATAACACTATGATCCAACGATACACCACAGTTATAAAAGAATTGATAAATCTACTGCCAAAAGATATCCAAAAAGAGACATCGGACGGATTTGATGAGTTCGTAGGTGGTAGACTTGACTAAGGTAAAAAAGCCAACTACAGCTAAAAAAAGGAGCAAAGAGCAATGTAAAGATATCATCTATACAAGAGAAGATGAAAATATAATATACGGCAAGGAAAAGCCTACAATAACCGCAAACGGTATAAGAAGATATTCAGAAAAATACAATCCAATTTTAGAATACTATGAGCAGATAGAGAAAAAACGAGTTATTGTATCGGTCAAAATAAAAAAGACATTTGCAAAGATTAAAGATGACTTGGAAAACAAGCAATCTGAATGGTACTATTCGGCACATAGAGCAAATCATATTATTGAGTTTGCTGAAAATTTTTGCCGTCATAGCAAAGGAAAACAAGGCGGTAAAAAAATAGTATTGGAACTATGGGAAAAGGCAATACTTGCAACAATATTTGGTTTTATTAATATAAACGGAATTAGGAAGTATCAACGGGCAGTTTTAATTATAGGCAAAAAAAATGGTAAATCACTACTTGGTTCGATTATAGGACTGTATCTGCAGATAGGTGACAGTGAGAGCGGTCCGGAAGTATATGCTGTGGCGACCAAAAAAGACCAATCAAAAATCATATGGCAAGAGTCAAAATCAATGGTTAGAAAGTCTCCAACGCTTAGAAAAAGAATTAAGCCACTTACTCACGAATTAGATAGCCGAGAGTTTAACGACGGAATATTCAAGCCTCTTGCAAGTGACAGTGATACACTGGACGGACTAAATATCCACGGTGTATTAATGGACGAATTTCACCAGTGGAAAAATGGTAGACCTCTATACGATATCATGGCAGATGGCATTACTGCAAGGGAACAACCACTAATCTTTATGTGCAGCACTGCAGGAACAATTAGAGAAGATATATACGACGAGATTTACGAAGAGGCGGAGCTGACAATAAACAGCTATGAATTAGAAGAGGGTTACACGGATGAACGCTCTATTTTTTTTGTATATGAATTAGATACAAGGGAAGAGTGGACGAAAGAGGAAAGTTGGTATAAAGCAAATCCCGGACTTGGAACAATTAAAAATCTAAGGACACTAAGAGAAAAAGTAGACAGAGCAAAAGAAAATAATACACTTGTAAAAAATCTTGTATGCAAAGAGTTTAACATAAGAGAAACATCAACGGAAGCATGGCTAAATTTTGATGATATAAATAACACCGCATTATTCGATATAATGAAACTCAAGCCAAGTTATGGAATTGGTGGCTCCGACTTATCAAGTACAACAGACCTTACATGCGGAACGATTATATTTATGCTACCTAATGATAGTAATATATATGTTGAACAAATGTATTTTTTGCCTGAGGATTTATTAGAGCAAAGAGTAAGAGAAGATAAAATACCTTATGACAAGTGGCAAGAACAAGGAATACTTAGAGTATCACAAGGAAATAAGGTACATTACAGAGACGTTAAAAAATGGTTCGTGGAGATGAAAGAAGTTTGCGATATATATATACCTTTTCACGGTTACGACGGCTGGAGCTCAACGTATTATATAGAAGATATGAAAGACTATTTTGGGAAAAACGCAATGGAACAAGTAATGCAAGGGAAAAAGACCTTATCAGCACCAATGAAAAGCTTGGGAGCTGACTTAAGGGCAAAAAAAGTAATATATAATAACAATCCGATTTTGAAATGGTGTCTTGCAAATGTCACTGTAGACAGGGACAAGAACGACAATATACAGCCAATTAAAGGCAGTAACTCAAAACGCAGGATAGACGGCTTTGCAAGTCTGTTAGACGCTTATGTTGTACTTGAAAGACACTATGATGAATATATAAGTTTAATTTAAAGGGGGTGAAAAAAATAAAAGTAATAGACAAAATCAAAAATATTTTCAAAAACAATATGGTTACTGTTACAAGCTACAAAATGATTACTGAATCAGGAAGTGGCTTTTTTAATTATGACGGAAAATTGTATAAATCCGACATAGTAAGGTCGTGTATCAGACCAAAAGCACAAGCTATAGGAAAAATCTTAGGAAAGCATATAAGAGAAGATCCTAAAAGTGGAATAAAGGTAAATCCTGAACCATATATAAGATTTTTACTTGAAGAACCTAATCCATTTATGACAGGACAGGTTTTGCAAGAGAAATTGACTGTTCAACTAATGCTTAATAACAATGCCTTTGCATACATTCAGCGTGATGAGAACGAATTTCCCATTGCAATATATCCTATTAATTCATCAAATGTATATTTATTGCAAGATGACAACTATAATTTGTATCTTAGATTTTTTACGAGGAACGGAAGAAACTACACATTCAAATATTCGGACGTAATACATCTAAGACGTGATTTTTGCAATGATGACATATTCGGAGACAATCCTGCTCCGGCACTAACTCAACTTATGGAAGTTGTAGGAACGACAGACCAAAGTATTGTAAATGCGATAAAAAACTCATCTGTAATAAGATGGCTTTTAAAATATCACGTTGCTATGAAACCTGAAGATTTGAAAAAGCAGACTAAAACATTTGTTGATGATTTTTTGAAAATTGAAGACGGTTCAGGCGGAAATTCCACAGGAGCAGCAGCGACTGACTCAAAGTTTGACGCACAACAGGTAGATCCTAAAGACTATGTACCTAATGCACAGCTTGTAGATAGGACAACACAAAGGATATACAGCTTTTTCAATACAAATCTGAATATTGTACAATCCTCTTACAATGAGGATGAATGGATTTCGTATTATGAGGCTGAATGCGAACCTGTCATAACACAACTATCAGGAGAATATACAAGAAAACTATTTACAAGACGTGAAAGAGGATGTGGAAATAAAATAGTATTTGAAAGTTCAAATCTTACATTTGCGAGTATGTCAACAAAATTAGGCTTAGTACAATTCGTTGACAGAGGTATATTAAATCCTAACGAAGTAAGGGCAATACTTAACCTTGCACCAATCGAAAACGGTGAGCAATATGTAAGAAGACTTGATACAAGACCAACAGATGAATAGAAAAGGGGGTGAATAGATGGCAAAGGTAAGGATAGCAGGTACAATCGTATCAAATGACGAAAAATGGATATATGATTGGTTTGACATTGACGCATTTTGCATTAATGATTTGCTAAAAGCTATAACTGATGAATATGAGCTTTTAGAAATTGAAATTAACTCTCCGGGCGGTAGTCTTTTTGCCGGAAGTGAGATTTACACAAAGATAAAAAATCACAAAGGCAAGAAAACAGTGATGATAACAGGTCTTGCTGCAAGCAGTGCATCCGTCATAGCAATGGCAGGAGATGTAGTAAAAATGTCTCCAACCGCTCAAATGATGATACACAACGTATCATCATACGGAAGTGGAGACTATAGAGATATGGAGCATTTAAGTACGGTATTAAAACAAGCAAATGAAGTAGTAGCAAACGCATATATGCTCAAAACAGGAAAAACCAAAGAAGAACTACTATCAATGATGAACAATGAAAAGTGGTTTACACCGCAAGAGGCAAAAGAACAAGGTTTCATAGATGAAATTTTGTTTACTGAAAATAACACAAGCAACAATATGCAATTAGTTGCAGGATTTAAACCTAATATAATACCTGCTCAAATAATAAACAAAATGAAAATTGAAAAAGAGCAGGAACAACTAAATTTATTAAAGTTAAAGGAGATAATGTAATGAAAAGAGAACAATATTTGAAATTAAGAAATGAGAAATTGACAAAAGCACAAGAATTGTTAGATGCAGGAAAGTTTGAAGAGTTAAAAGCAATCAAAGTAGAGATTGAAAAGCTTGACAATGACTTTGAAAACATAGCAAAAGAACAGGCAAATCTTGCTGCATTAGAGGGCAAAGTTGCTAACATTGATATATCAAATCAATCTGTAGATGTTCCAAGTGCAAAAGTTATTTCTGACATTAAGCAACAAGAAGATATATCTTATGAAACTGTATTCGCTAAAGCTGCATTACTACAACCTTTGAATAATGAAGAAATAGCGATATACAACAAGTACAATCCTGAAAATGTGTATGTTCACAATACTACTAATACAGAAATAATGATACCTAAAACAGTAATGGCAGGTATTGAAAACACAATGAAAGAATTGCATCCTATATTAAATGACGTGCAATCAACACATATAAAAGGTATAGTAAAGTATGTGAAACATACTAAAGTGAAAGACGGAGACGCTGATTATTATACAGAAGATACAGAAGTAAAAGATGAAGAAAATGAATTTGCAGAACTTACTCTTGGAGCTAAAGAACTTGCAAAATCAGTAACGGTGACTTGGAAATTACAAGCAATGGCTGTAGATGAGTTTATCCCATATATTCAAAGAGAATTAGGCGAAAGAATGGGAAATGCTAAGGCAAGAGCATTTGTAAATGGTGCAGGAGACGCTAAATATCCACAAGGCGTTGTAACAGCAATAAAAGCTGAAAGTGGAACACCACAAAAGGTGGAATTTGCCTCAGCAACAGGACTAACATATAAAGACATTACGAATGCTATGTCAAAAGTAAAATCAGCATATAAGAGTGGTGCTAAAATATATGCAAATAATACTACTGTTTGGAATGTACTTGCAAACATAATGGATAAAATGGAAAGACCACTGTTTATACCTGATGTAACAGCCGGTGGAGTTGGTAGAATATTAGGTGTACCTGTCTTTGAAGAAGACGCAATGAAAGATAATGAAATACTAATAGGGAATATGGCAAGTGGATATAAGGAAAATGTACAAGAGGGAATGAAACTTGTTACTGACCAACATGCAAAGGCAAGAACTACAGATTTTGTAGGATATGAAACACACGACGGTGGAGTATATGACACAAAAGCATTCGCATACATTGTAAAGGGGGTTTAGTAAATGAAATATAGAGTTATAGATGGTTTTTTGAACTCTAAAACTCAAGAATATATCCCTGTTGGCACAACACTGACAGATAGTGAGCCGAGAATAAAAGATTTTATAGCTGCACACGTTGTTGTAGCTATAGAAGACAAGCAAGAACAAGAGCTAACTGAAAAAGATGAGCATACTGAACTTACAACTACTCAAATAAAGCAAATACTCGATGAAAAGGGTATTGAGTATGACAAAAAAGCCAAAAAAGATGAGCTGTTAAAATTATTAGAGGGATTGGAGTGATCCACTCCCTCATTTTAATGGGGTGATATGATGGTTGAAAAAATAAAGCACTCACTTAGAATAGGGCATGACAGTATAAACAGTGATATACAAGAGCATATAGACGCTTGCAAACTTGATTTAAAAAGAGTAGGAGTAAAAAAGATTGAAGATACAGATCCATTAATTATTCAAGCGGCCAAATTATATGTGAAATGGCACTTAAATTTTGAAGATGAGGCAGACAGGTACAGAAATGCTTATGAAATGCTTAGAAATTCTCTTGCAATGAGCGGTGATTACAATGTATGATGAACAAATAAAACTACTTGGAAAAGAAAAAGTAATAAATATCCCCGGACAAGGCAGAGAAAAAAAACAATCTGAAAGGACTGTATTTGCAAAAGTATTAAGCATAGGTATGAATGAGTTTTATCAAGCAAGTGCGACAGGATTTAAGCCTGAATTGAAGTTTGAAATTGCAGATTATATGGACTATGATAACGAAAAAGAACTGATATATGATAAAGTAAAATATCAAGTGCTTAGGACATATAGAAAAAATAAACGGCAACTTGAAATTACTGTGTATGGGGGTGTAAACATTGGCACTACCTAATGCAAGGATGAAGATAAACAGAAACGGAGTCACATTTGAAAGCAATGTTGACGCTGTACAATATTCGTTAGAGAATCTTATAAGAGCTGCACTAAGAGATACAGCAAAGTATCTAAGAAAAATAATGATACAAAAGCTGAAAAAACTGCCAGGAATGAAAAAATCCAAAAGGATATATAATTCAACACAATTTTGGGTTAGAAAAAAAGAAAATGATTTACAAATAGGGTTTAAACATGATAGTTGGTATGGGGCATTATCAGAGCTTGGTGACAAAAATCAACCTAAAAGAGGGATATTAAGAGATACAGTGTATGAAAATATTGACACAATACAAGAAATACAAGGTCAATATCTATCTGCACTAAGTGAGCAAAGTCCCAATGTGGAAGAAATAGGCGAAGAAATGGGAGCTGATGAGTCATGAAGTATTTAAAGATTGAAATTGAAAAAATATTACTGGATATATGTAAAAATGTTTATCTTGAAAGTGCTGATGATGATTGTCCGTTTCCATATCTTGTTTATAGCATATCAAATGCGGTAAATAACGGCGACTTACACAGCTATATTTTAGATGTAGATATATGGGATAAGTCCGAAACCACAAGAAATATAGATGATTTGGAGAAAAAACTGAAAAAAATTGATAAAACAACATTTATTGATGAAAATATTCAATTTACAATATACTATGACAGGACTATAAATACAAAATCAGAGCATATAGAACTAAAAAGATACACTGTAATGTTTGAAATAAGAGCGATAGAAAGGAGATAGTAATGGGAAAAAGTAAAACATATAGCGGATTTAATGACAAGACAGCTGAAAATCTGTTACTTGATGCCGGAGCATTTTTTGCAAATTTCCAAGTCGGCACAGATACATTTGAAACTGCATCAGCAAAGCTACTTGGAGCAACAAGAGGTGGTGGTAAATTTGTAGCAAAGCCAAGCATACGTTCAATTGGCGTTGACGGTGTAAAAGGAAGAGCAAAAGGATTGCAAGTAATTGACAATTGGGATGTTTCATTATCAGCAAACATACTTGAAATCAACAAAGCAACACTTACAAAGGCTCTAACAGCTACAAATGCTATAGATGACAGCACTACAGACGGATATTCAATAATTACAGCAAAGAATTATATAGAATTAACAGATTATATTGAGAACGTAACTTATGTTGGTAAAATATCAGGAAGTGAAAAGCCTGTAATAATACAGATATATAACGCACTTAACATTGACGGGCTTTCATTGCAAACAAAAGACAAGGATGAGGCTGTAATTGCCTTAAATTTTGTTGGCACTTATGATACAAAGACACTTGATGTACCACCGTTTAAGATATTTTATCCTAAAACTGCATAACAATTCAAAGAAAGCCACTCATTTGAGTGGTTTTTTTATACTCAAATTAAGGAGAAGAAAATGAGAAAACCGAATATAAAAGACGCATTTTTAATGTCAAGAATAATAAAGAAAATAGATCTTAAAAATGCAGATATACAATGGGAAGAAAAAGCGGAAACCGTTGGAAAAGAAGTGATATTTTATATCGTAGAAAATATAGATAAAGTTGAAGATGAAGTATCTGAATTAATATCAAATATATTTGAAGTAGAAAAGGAAAAAGCATTGGAAGTGACTTTGGATGAGGTATTTGAACAATTGAAAAATATAGAGGGTATTAAAAATTTTTTTCAACAAGCTGGCAAATTGACGAAGTAGACGTATATGACGTTATTTTGCAAAGATATTCCAATATTGAGTTTTTATACACATTAGATTTATGTACTGCAATGGAGCTTATATCTAAAGCATATAAAGAAAAAATAAAAGACAGAATATTTACACTCTATGCGAATATATATCCAAATATGGATGAGGATAATTTTATATCATTTGATGAATTTTATGCAATAATGACAGTTGACAATAAAAGAGATACAGAAGAAATTCTTGACGAAGTAAAACAATTGTTAAATTTTGAATGGAAAGAGGTGATGTAAATGGAGCTGTTCAGGCTATTTGGCACAATATTTGTCGATAATCAAAAAGCCAATGAGAGTATACATCAAACAGAAGAGCATGCAGAAAAAACAGGAAATTCTCTTCTTTCAGGAGTAGGAAAGGCAGTAAAATTCGGTGCTGCTGTTGCAGGTGCTGCTACAGTGGCTATTGGTGGAATGATTGCTTTGGCAACTAAAACAGCTGAAACAGCTGATTTTATAGACAAATTATCAGAGCGTACAGGAGTAAATAGAGAAGAATTACAACGTTGGAAGTATGCTGCAGACCAAAGTGGAGCAGATGTAAGTAAATTTGAAGTCGGAATTAAAAAATTATCATCTGCAATGGACGGAGCAAAAAGTGGAGCGAAAGGAAGTATAGAGGCTTTCAATACTCTTGGAATTTCAATGCAAGAGGTTAAGACAAAATCACCAAGTGAAATGCTTGATACAGTTATGAAAAAACTGGCAGATATGCCTGATAGTGCGGAGCGTAACGTGCTTGGTAATCAATTATTGGGAAAATCATACTCCGATATGCTACCATTATTGAATGCAGGTTCAAAAGGAATAGAAGAACTTAAAAATAGAGCTGACAGCCTTGGACTTGTAATGAGTGAGGATGCCGTAAAAGCCAATGTTAAGTTTGGTGATACATTGGCGGATGTAAAATCAAGCTTTTCAGCTGTATTTATGCACATATCCAATGAATTTTTACCTATATTACAATTAGTATTGGACTTTATATTGGAACACATGCCTGAAATTCAAAGCGTATTTCAAGTAGTATTTTCAGTAATAAGAGGAGTAGTTACCGTTGTAATTGAAGTTTTAAAATTTTTTGTCGGACTTATATCTATGTTTTTCAAAGATACAGGAGCAGGAGCAAAAGATTTTCAAGAGACAATGAAACAAGTTGCATCAGGAATAGCTTTTGTATTTGAATCTGTAAAAATAACAATAGAGACAGTATTAAACGCTTTAAAAGCATTTTGGGAAAAATATGGAGAAGACATAAAAAAAGCATTAACGAATATTATAGCTGTTGTAAAGCCTATTTTTGATAGTATAGTTGGAATTATTCAAGGCTTTATAGATATTGTTATGGGTATAGTCGAGGGAGATTGGGACAAAGTCCGTCAAGGTTTCATAAAAGTAATCAAAAATTTTTGGGAATTTATCAAGGCTGCAATTGGTGTAGCATTTAATTTTATAAAAGATGTATTTGTAAATCTTGGAAAAATATTCTTTGATGCAGGAAAAAACATATTAAAAAACTTATGGGAAGGCTTAAAATCACTTTGGAGTGACCTGAAAAATTGGTTTAAAGAAAAAATTGATTGGTTAATAGGTAAATTACGCTTTTGGGAAGACAGCAAGAAAAAAATGAATGAAGATGATAGTAAATCAAGCAGCAGTAGACGTATTGACGGCTCACATGCTGATGGACTTAACTATGTACCTTTCAATGGATATATAGCAGAACTCCACAAAGGCGAAAGAGTGCTTACAGCTGATGAAAACAAAGCATTGTCAAGTAATACAGACTACTCATCATCAATAAATCAAGTTATATCACTTATGAACTCATTGATACAAGAGATAAGAAATCAACCATATACACAAAGAGAGCTTGCAAGAAAAGGAGCGATTTAACATGCAACAGGGATTTGGAAAGATAAATCTGAGCGGAAACGATAATAATTATGATAGTAAATTGCAAGCAATAAGTGATAACACACAGTTTAACATAACATATGCAAGATATTATATATATCTATATAATATGAAGAGTGGACAAAAAGCTGAGGGAAACTTTAATGTTGGTAGTTATAGAAGTCCTAAGATATATTTTCGTTATGGTTTATCGTCATATGAACATATCATAACATACGACATAAACAATCTATATCAAAATGGCGGTATAAATGCGATTAAACCTCTTACATTCAGCACAAACTGGAGTGATACAAAATCATTAGAATTTTCAGTGATTGCGGAAATAAAAACAGCACCAACAGTTAAAATAACAGCTGTTGAGGGAAACAGCATTTTTAACAACATAGTGTTAAAATGGAATAGCACTATGCAGGATAAATTCACTATAACAGCTATTAAAGGCAATACTACTAAGACTTACAGCGGCACAAATGAAACATCATACACAATAAATGCTGCTGATTTTATAGCAACTGAGGGAATAGCAGAGGGAAATGTAAAAATATCATTAAAGATAGAGTATACAAAAAATAACACGCTAAGTGAAAATTCGTGGGCAAGTGAAGATACAAGCGTAAGCTTGAAAAATACAAATCCGCAATTGACAGAGCTAACGGTTGTAAATGGTTTGTTGACGTGGAAAGGTACAAATCTTGCAGGCTCAACTGCAAGAGTGGAGCTATACAATATTGATTTGAATAATACGAAAGTAGCTGATTTTGAAATTCCAAGTAATGAACTGACAAATAACAAATATTTTATTCCGGGAACAATAACGCTTTATGACGGAAATCACCTCGTAAAAATGATTGTTAGCAAGGTGATAAATGGAATAACATACTCGTCACAGTTATCTACAAATATGCAGCTAACTAATAGACCTTATGTAAAGGTAAATTCGTTAGAGCCTGCCAACGTGCCAAGAAATTACGAAAAAGATATACAAATAACTTGGGATACTACAAACCAACAGACATATAATTTGAAAGTATTTCAAAATAATGTATTGATATACGAGCAAAGCGGAACGACTGAAAAAAGTCTAACATTACAGAAAAACACGTTAAAAGACGGTATAGCAACATTACAGCTTACTGTTACTAACATATTATATGACATAGTAAAACAAGACACAAAGACGGTACAATTTAGCCTTTACGGTGGACTAAAACCGCCAATAATCACTACAAACGCTGTAAATAACGTACTTGACAAAAATAATATAATAATATCTTGGAATAAAACAGATCTACAAAGATATTATAGAGTAGAATTTGAAGTAATAAGACTGTATAATCTGCAAAAACTTGACACAAATTTAAAAATGGACAGCGGATATCACTTTGACGGTGATTATCTAACATTCAAAGAAGACAGCGGAATAATAAGAGGCACGGAAACAACATATGTAGCTAAAACAATATTGTTTAAAAGCGATAATGTAAAAAACATCAAAGTAACAGTATATAACGAGCTAAAAGAGAGCAACAGTAATGTATACAGCAATGACATTTATGTTGATTATGTGACAACTGCAAATACAAAAATAACGTCATATACACAAGAAGACACGATTATAATAAACTGTACTGCAAACGCTGTAACAAATGCAACATTTAAACTAATGAGGGGTACAGATGAGAATTACACACATTATAAAGAGATATATAGCACTACTCAGACAAATTTTGAGTACAAAGACAACAACGTAAAAAGTGATACAAGATATTTCTACTATGTAATTACAACAGTTGATAACAAATCAAATGCAAGTAATGTAGTCACTGAGAAGATAAAAATAAAAGGATTTTTATTTACAAATCTTGAAACTAACAAGACAAAAAATCTTAATCTTGAAGTATCTGCAGATTTTACGACTACAGACGGCAAGGTTATAGTGGAGTATCTGGGCAAGCCTACAGCTGATATTGAACAAGATGAAAGAAACTATCAGATATGTAATTATAGCTGCTTAGTTCATAAAGATGATATTGTCGAAGTATATAAACTATTTGACGCTGAAAAAGTAGCATATAGAGACAGAAAAGGCAATGCTTTTATTTGTAATCTTACACATAAAAAAGTATCATATAGTGACAAACTTGATGACTATATAAAGCTGTCTTTTGATATGATTGAAATAGACAGTATGAAAGAATTTGAGTAGGTGATTTATATGAGAAGATATAATTTCAGTTATGAGTTATTGGACAGCAGATTAAAATCAATAAAAAATATATATCCAAAGTCGTGCAGTATTGACTATGACAGCCTTGCGACATTAAAGATAAGTGCCAACATAACTATAAAAGATGATGAAAAAAACTACAACGATATGAATATAGCTATTAAAGATAATGATGAAACAATAGCAACAGTATTAGTATCGACATCATCAAGAGACAGACACGCAAAGACAAGGACATTAACCTGTTATGATAGATGTATAGTATTAGAGCAGGATAAATTGACAGACAGCATAGTTATTCCTGCCTTTACCAATATTGTAAAGTATGTATCAAATATGCTCAAGGAATATGACAATGCTTTTAGCCTTATTGAAAGCAATGCAACTAATAAGGCTGATATTTTCTTTCAAGTCGGTACATCAAAAATTGAAGTAATAAACTATCTATTAAATTTAATCAATTACAGCTCCTTACTTACAGACAAGCACGGAGTTTTTTATGCTCAAAAATATGTATTGCCAAGTGAAAGAAACATTGAAATAACATATACAGACGATATAAATACAAGTATTGTATACAGAGATGTGAGACAAGAGCAGGATTTATTCAATGTTCCCAATGTATTTGTAAGAACTACTAATAATGCTGCTATAAATCCGCCACTTAAAGCAGTTTATGAAAATAACAATCCTGATAGTGTAGCGTCTACAGCGTCAAGAGGTAGACGAATAGTAAATTTTAAAGAAGTTGATAATGTAACAGACAGTGAGACGCTTTTTGCTATAACAAAAAAAGAGGCATATCAGGCAAGTGATGTCTATGAAAACATTGAAATAAGCACAGCAATAAATACAAAACATTGGTATTTGAACTGTGTAGCACTTAATCTACAGACATACAACATTAATGATAAGTATGTAGAGACGAGTTGGAGCATAGACAATTTACAAGCAGGCGGAAAAATGAAACATAAGATGAGGAGAGTAATAAATGTATAACAAATCAGGCACTGTAACGAGTGTAAATCCATTGCTTGTTGTCCTTGACGGAGAGGATACAGCAAGAGAATTCAAAAAATTAAGTAGCTATGAGCCAAAATTAAATGATAGAGTTATATTAATATCTCACGGCTCAAGCTATGTAGTATTAGGGGGTGTAAGCTAATGGAATATGAAATAACAAAATTTAATTTTAAAGATGACTTAGCATCCGCAAATTTTAATGCTAAATTTCAAGAGATAGAAACATATTTGAACAATATAGGAGAAGAATTAACCAAGATAACAGAAGAAAATAGAAAACTTAAAGAACAATTGAATAATAAAATTGAGAAAATTATATATTTGCCGAATAACACAGATTTCAATACTTTAAATCAAGTTGGACAGTATGCAATAACTGCCGGTGGTGTAAATGCTCCTGTAAGTTATGATGAGTCAACACCTACGCATTGGAATATAAATGTGTATTGGGGTAACCCTAATGATAATGTGTTTTATCAAGTTGCTCAAAGTGTGAGAGAACCAAATAAATTATTTAAAAGATATTCAATAAATGGCACATTTTACTCTTGGTCTGTTTTTAGTGATGATTTTGACAAAACAAGATATAAACAATTACAAAATGTCCAAGGCACAGATGTTGATATTCTTGAATTTGCGAAAAATCTAAAAGCGTCTGGCTTTTTTCAATTGTTTTATCAAAATAAGAATGTGCCTACAACAGGTAATTGGGATTGGGCATTTGCAAATATTTTTTATTACAACGAAACTACAATTTCATTAGAGATACGAGCTATATTCCCGCCTCATTCAGTAGCAAAAGTTGCAATGGTTAATGGAAATTGGTCGGCGTGGAGTGTTGTTTAAATCACTTTTCAACCCAATTTTGTGACCAATTACCTAAGAATTTATTTCTGGTGTACACTTTTCCATTGTTACATGAGATAAATGTTAATGATTTAAATCCTAAGTCATTTGTCCATGGTATTCCTACTATTAACAGACCATGTGGTTCGGGAGTGTTTGCAGAATCAGCACACCAAAAAAGACCTGACTTATCAACAGTTAGAGCGTCTTGTATCTTTTCAAGACCGATTATGTTTTTGTCAGCTTTATTATTCTAAATCCATTATTTTTGCTATAATCTTTACAAAAAAGAGGTGCAAAAAATGAGAAGTAAAGAATATAAAAGACTGCAGGATGAAGTATTTGAAAAAATTGAAAAATTCACAAATTTAAGTAAACAAGATTTTAAAGCTATAACAAAAGATATATTTAAAAGTTACAAGATAACACATAAAAAGAGCATAGAAGAGTATGACATAAACGCATTGAAACAAAAGTATATCTATGCTATGAAATCTGAAAGAAAATCAGAGCAGACAATAGCAGGATATAAGCTACAGATAGAGTTATTCAGTAGATTTTTACAATCTAAAGATGTAAGAGTTGTAAGCATAGATGATATAAGAAGATATATTGACTATCTAACAAATGTTAAAAATAACAGTGATAGTACAATAGTCAACTACATTCACATCTTAAGAGCATTTTTCAAGTGGTTAAGGCTTGAAAATTACACAGATGAAAATATTTTTGAACGAGTGAATTTAAAGCATTTTAAGTCATCAAATAAAAGAAATTCACTATCATTTGATGAGATTGAAAAGCTCCGTTTCGCTTGCGAAGATACGAGAGAAAGTCTAATCATAGAGCTTTTTTACAGTACAGGTTGTAGGCTTAGTGAGATAGTAAACTGTAATGTAGAAGATATAGACTTTCAAAGCAAAAAAATAAAGGTAATTGGAAAAGGCAACAAAGAAAGGATCGTGTTTTTCTCTGAAAGGTGTAAGATTTTATTACTCGAATATATAAAAGATAGAGTAAGTGGAGCATTGATATTAAGAGAAAAAGCACCATACGAGCGAATAAAAAAAGCAGGACTTGAAGATATAGTAAAAAAGATTGGAGCAAGAATAAAACTAAAAACAAGTAAAAATCTATATCCTCACCTGCTTAGACATACATTCGCAACGCATTTATTAAGTAAAGGAATGTCATTAGATATAATTCAGACATTGCTCGGTCATCAGAGCATTACAACAACTCAAATATATGCTGAGACAAGCTTGATAAATGCAAAAATACAGTATGATAAACTAATAGCTTAATTTAAGTTATTATATATTTTTAAGCACTCAAACGAGGGCTTATTTCTCATGCAAAAAAAAAAGGGGGTGATATATTGAAAGCACTGTTAAACTACAAGAGAGATGAGCAAGGCAAAAAGCATATATTAAATGCTCAAGCATTACACACTACTGATACAATTGACTTTGAAATTGTTGAAGTATCTCAATATTGTGACATGAATAAACTTGCCTACGATGATAAAAACAACATCATTGAAGATAAGGAAAAGCTGGAACTTCAAAAGAAAATAGAAGAAATGGCAGAAACAATTGTAAACGAAGAATTTGACAAATTAATGAATGAGGAGATATAAAGATGATAAAAATATTTGAATATTTGAAAATAACTGCTACAAAACTTGCCAAAGATAAGAAAAAGAATGCTGAAAAAATAGAAGATTTCAAAACTAAACTTGATATTTTTCTTACAAGAGATAGAATAACAGCAGATCAATATCAAGAATTATGTGATATTCTTGAAAAAGAATAACATAAAAAAGGCAATAGATGAGGACTAAAAAGGTCTTTTTTTTATTGCCCTTTTCCCTTTTAATTTTATCCGGAAAGAAAATTTCAACGTTTTAAGATAATGAATAATCAATTAACAAAAAAATAAGTAAGGAAGTTATATAGAGTGACACTACAAGAGGCTATAAATCATATCGATGATAAAATAAAAGATATGAAATGCGAACAGTGCAAAGTTGAGCATATTCAACTAAAAGAATGGCTAATAGAATTGCAAGAGTTTAGAAAACAAAAGGAGATAATATTATGTTAGATAATGTAAGTAGAACAGGCAAGGCAGCATATACGGTAATTGCCGTAGTGCTTGGAGCAATAGCAAATGTATTGGGCGGATTTGATGACGCATTGAGGCTGTTGATCGTGCTCATAGTAGCAGACTATATAACAGGTTGTTCAGTTGCTATCAAAAATAAGAAATTAAATAGTAGTGTAGGCTTTGAGGGACTACTAAAAAAGATAATCATATTAATTCTTGTATGGGTTGGATTTGAACTTGATAAAGCTCTTGGCTCACAATTTTTAAGGAATGCTATAATATTTTTTTATGCATCCAATGAGGGTGTGTCAGTCCTTGAAAACACGAGCAAATTAGGAGTACCATACCCAGACAAGTTAAAAGACATATTGGAACAGTTAAAAGAAAAAGGTGGTAAAAAGAATGAGTAAAACAATATGTGTAGATGCCGGACATGGCGGAAAAGACAGCGGAGCAGTTGGAAACGGACTACTTGAAAAAGATATAGTATTGAACATTGCTAAGATTTTAAAGGTTCAGTTACTCGAAAAAGGTTTTAATATCTGCATGACAAGGGAGAATGATACATTTATAGAACTAAAAGACAGATGTATCATAGCCAACAAGGCAAAGGCAGATATATTTGTGTCAATACATTGTAACAGTGCTGAAAATAAATCTGCTTACGGTTTTGAAATATATCATTCTCAAGGTTCGATACAAGGACAAAAGTTATCTGCAGATATTAAGCTGTCAATAAATGAAAATAAAGAGATAATAAGAACAGACCGAGGAATAAAAACAGCTAATTTTACAGTATTGACAGGCACTAATATGCCTGCTGTACTTGTAGAAACAGCCTTTATTTCAAATATTGAAGATAGCAAGATACTAAAAGCTAAGCAGTCAGAGTTTGCTACTGCAATATGTAAGGGTATATGTACTTATTTCGGAATAAAAACAACATCAGCAGACAAAAAAAGCAAGTCAGGGACACAAATATTAAGCAAACCTACTGTGAGCATTGAGCAGATGAAAGAGTGGGCAAAGTCAAAAAACGACAATGCGGAATTTATCAAGCTGTCAGAGCTGTATTATAAGCTATCAATCGAGCGTGGGATAAATCCAGCAGTATCATATGCACAATTTTCACACGAAACAGGCTTTTTATACAAAATAAAATCGGCAGCAGGACTTGATGAATCATATCATAACCCTTGCGGATTGAAAGTGCCACAAGGTGGTGGAGATTATGACAAAAATGCACACATGAAATTTGCCACATGGCAAGACGGAATATCCGCACACTTAGACCATTTGGCACTGTATGCAGGAGCTAAAGGCTATCCAAGAGAAAACACACTTGATCCAAGACACTTCCCTTACCTTTTTGACAGTGCAACGACAGTCGAGGAGCTCGGCGGAAAGTGGGCACCAAGTACCGAATATGGGCAAAAATTATTGAATTATGTAAGAGAAATGGAGAGCATAAAGACAATGGAAAAAACACAAGAAGTAAGCAATTGGGCAAAAGACAGTTGGGAAAAGGCTACAGAATTAAAACTGATAGATGGTACAAGGCCACAAGACACTGTAACTCGTCAAGAGTTGGCAGCAGTTGCTGTAAGACTTTACGAGCTATTGAAAAACAAGTAATTTTTTAATTAAGTGCCAAGGATAAAACTACACATTGTTGTCACAACGTGTAGTTTTCTTTGATTAAAGTGAAGAGCGTGGCTGCGAAATTCCGTTACCGCCTTGCGGTCGGAAATTCTTGCCACGCAAGCTATACATATTTGAATAAAATACAAAAATATGGATATAATACTAATAGTTTCTCCTTTTAGAGAAATTTTGTATTATTTATTTACAAATTGGGGGTTTATACCCCCTCTTTTTTTATTGAAAATTCAATGAATATTACATAATAAAAAAATTTAGAAAAATTTTAAAAAACTATTGACAAGCACTCTATAGAGTGCTATAATATACTTGTAAATAAGAAATACAAAATTTAAATTAAAAGGAGAGAAACAAAATGAAAACTTACCAAGATTTAGAAAACCTAATAGCAAGAGTAGAAAAAGCAACAGGCTTAAACTACAGATACAATGAAAATGCAGGAGACATTGAATTCGTAAATGAAGAAGAGATAATCTCATTTTATGATTATCCAAAAGAAAATGAAGATGGCAGTGAATATGATGGAAGTGATTACGACAAGATATGTTCAGAAATAGAAGAATACTTCAAAGAATTAATCTAACACAGATAGGGAGCTGAAAAGCTCCCTATCATAAAAATAAAGGAGAATAACGATGAACTCAATAATAAATGAATTAAAAATGTATGGTGTAGAATTTAAAAAAAGCAGAGTAGTATTTTCAGATACATTCAATTGCTTAGATATATTCAAAAATGGCGAGAGAGTAATGTTTATAAGCCCAAGAGAAACTCAGCCACTTATAACAAGTGATGGGAAACACTGGAATGTACAAGAAATTTTCATGGAGTATTATAATTTAGATTTTGTAGAGTTTTTCAATCAAGTACACAATTGTACTATTGAAGAATTTTACAAAATTAAACGTCAGCTAAAAGAGTTAGGAGTTATAAAAGTAAGAAAAAATAAATCAACTGATGAAATAGATCAGTTGATTGAATCAGATAAGGCAGAAAAATTATCACCTTATTTGAAGATTGTTAAATATAAAGATATGTGGGTAGCAAGAGATACCACTGACTACACACCAGACTGCTGTATCGAGACAGAAATATTATTCATGGATAAGCCTACAGAAGACTTGTTCTACCAAGTATTTGAAATGGTTGAAAATATTTATTAAAAAATGGGAGCTGAAATGCTCCCTACTATAAAAATATATTAAAAGGAGAAAGTAAAATGTTTAATAATTATGTAAAAATAAGAAATCATGAAAATCCAGTAGCTGTTGAATTAGTAGAAGATACATCAGCTGACCTTGAATTCACAGGTCTATATCTTGATGAAAAAGGTAAATATATACTGTCGCTCGGAGAGGGTGATTGTATATATTCAGAAAATGACAACGAGGCGGATGCATTAGCTGAGTTATACTGCTATATTAATAAAAACAAGCAAATAAAATAGCAAAAAAGGGAGATATCTCCCTTTTTAAATATAAAGGAGCTGTAAAAAATGGCAATTTCCGAAAAAAAGAAAGCGTCAAATCGTCGTTGGGATGACGCTAACAGAGAAAGGGTAAAGTATTTGAATAAGAAAAGTACAGCTAAAAGCTTTATAAAAATAGCTGAACTAAATGATATTGAAATATTAAAAGAATGTATAAAAGAAAGAGAGTATGATTTAAAAAATGAGAACAGCACTGATACAGTATGATTACTCTTCTCTTCTTCAAGAGCTTATAGCTGATATCCTTGATCCTATGCAACCAAAGATTGCATACGGTAAAAGGCTACAAGTGGTAAGGGAAAAAGAAAGCAAGAATATTTATAAAGCTATTGTGGATTACTACTTGTTAGATGAAGATATGCAAGAGATGATAGAAGATGAACCGCAGTTTAAAGATGACTATTACAAAGATAAACCAAATCTCAAGACTATGCTCATTGATGACATAGTCAAAGAGATGAAAGAAATGCTACAAGGAAAAGAGATAGATGTGAATTTATAGAGAGTTTTATACTCTCTATTTTATTGTAATTTCAATAAATATACATAATAGAAATTTTGAAAAAATCTTAAAAAATTATTGACAAGCACTCTAAAGAGTGCTATAATATAATTGTAAATAAGTAATAAAAAAAATCAAAAAAGGAGATAACAAAAATGGGAAATGGCAAAGGATATATCGGAAAAAGCATGAGTGTGAATGCTTATGAGGCTTACTCAAGAGAAGAAAGACCTATATCAAAATGGACTAAAAAACAAATACTCTCAGACATATCAGATATTTTAAATATGGAAGATAGAAAAATAATAGGTATAGAAAAGTTAAAAAAGGCTGATTTGATGATATACTTAAAACCTACAGGATATCATCATACAGGGAAATTTTTCAATACAACTTATTTTTATGCATTAGATGAAGAATATATAATCAATCATAGTGAAGAAATGACAGACGAAGAGATACAAGCAAGAGACCAAGCAAGGATAAATGAACGAATTAAGCAAGAAAAAGAAAGACGAGAAAGACAAGAGCAAGCTGAAAATGAAGAAAGAGAAGAGCAAGAGTTTTTCAAAAAAAACGGATATGGCATAAATTCAGTATTTGCACATATCCAAAGCGGAAGAGTAGATTATACAACAAGAATTTCAAAGAGAAGTAAACAACTTGTATATTCGGTAAAATTTCCGAAAGCTCAATTAGAGCTTACGGAAAAAGAGGCAAAAGAATGTTTAGTAAAAGAATACATGAAATAA